GTGATGTCATTTGTGACAGAAAGTAACTATGCACTGCATCATATTCGTTGACAGGAACGTTGACATCGTAATCATAGAAACTGTCAAACACTCTGACTGTTAGGTCTGTGTTGGGATTTGCGTAATTTACTGTGCTCACGAATTATGCTCCAGGATTGGGATTGTTTCTACCTTGTGCTTGTGCTGCGGCTTGCCGCTGGGCTTGTGCTTGAGGGAATATCCAGCCGTCAGCACGATTGGCCACTGCTCTGGTGGCGCCTGGCAATGCTTGTATCACAGTGTTTGTGCCAATGGCCGTTGCTTCGCTCTTGGTGATGGCTGCCAAGTTCTTGCCTTTGAATGTGTTGTAGGTTCGGCCAGCTTTTTGTGCTGCACCAATCAAACCCAACACACTGCCGCTTTGCAAGTCTTCCAAGATACCAACACCAGCATCCAACAAGCCGCCTTGGCCAAACACTGTGGCAACACCACCTGCTCTTGACAAAGGACTGGTAGTGGTGTCATAGTGCGCATGATCTGCAAATCCTTGCACATTGGTGTCTCCACCTTGTTGACGTTTGCCCACAGCACCTGTGTAATACTTCACAGTTTCATACGCAATGGTCATTGAGTTTTGCATGATGCCAGCACCTTCAGCATAGCTGTATTGATCATGACTCCAGTTTGTGATTAATGGATTGATCAGCACATACTCAGCAAACTTGTGCTGGTCCATGCCGTAAATTCTAATGTCTCGGAAGAATGGTGGTTTGCCAGATGCTGTGCTAGTGCCATCATTGAACGATTCGCCGATGTAGCCCCAATCGTTGACTTGTCGCACATCATTGTAGATGTCCCTAGCATTGTATCCAAATCCTGCTTGACGATTGGCACTGGGACCAATGCTGCCGTTGGTGTTGTTGGGTGCTAGATACTGTTGGCTTGGATCTTTGTAGTAGTAGGCCATGTAGTTGTACCACATGTTACGAGACACATCACCACCGTCGTCATGAAACACAATGGTGCAAGGCTCATAGTTGATTTTTTTCTGAATCACACGTTTGCGATTGTATTGACTCAGTGTTTCGTTTTCGATATTATACTTGGGCAAGTCTGCTGTTTTGACAATGTAACTCAAACTGGTTATGTCATCGTTGCCCATTGCACCACGCAATGCAGGAATCTCTTGCACGTTCAGCGTGAAGCTGACATGAAAGAGAAACTTGAATCGGGGTTTGAGTTCGTAGGCGTTGGTAGTAAATGTACGGCTTGCGTGTTGGTAGTCACGCAAGCTGTTGTTGCCGTAGAACCCTTTTAAAAAGTCCTGGCCGAACGTTGGCATGTTTAGACGCCTGCGCCGGTTACCACGTCGCCTAAAGTTCTGCCAACTGCAGTACCAACTCCAGTGCCTTCAGGTGTCTGATTGGCGTTGTCGTAAGCAATGCTGAGTTCGATTGTGGCAGCTTCGTTAGTGCCATAGTTCAAGTCGCCATAGTTGGCACCTTTGAGGTAGCAGCCATACAGTTCCCATGTTTCCAACACCACTGGTTCGTTGGCACCGTTGCCACCGTCTAGGATTTCAACTTTGGTTGTGAACTTGTAATCAATACCAGACGCTGCTGAACTCATTTCCAAGAAATCCATTTGCTTCTGCAACTGTTCGCCAACCAATCTGCTGACTTGACCAGACGCATCATCACGCAGACTGCATGTGGTGTCGGCCCAGGCATGACGACCTGCCAGTTTTAATGTTGAGTTGTAAATTGGCAATGAAATTTCTTCGAATGTCAAATTGGGACGAGCAAAGCTCACAACTTGTTTGGTCAATTCTGTTCTTGGTGTGCTCACGCCAAGATTTTCAAACATCACTCTAAAGCGATATTTGAGTTTGGGCATCAACAGACCTTGGGTTGGTGAGCTTTGGTCACTTGCCAAGGGTACTGTCATTCTCTGTAATGATGAAACTGCCATTTGTTATTTCTCCTGTTGTTTTATTTACCTGAAATGGAGGCCTTCAAAAAGGCCCCCTGTTTCATCACTGTGCTGCACTGCCGCCTGCAATTTCACCAGTATTCTTGATACGCAGTGGAATGTAGATAAACTCCACTGCTTTCACTGGCTCGATAGCCACGTCAACCCACAACTCATTGCGGTCAATACGTGCAGGAGTGTTGTTACTCAAGTCGCAAACCACCAGGTAGTCATAGATAGCACGTTTGGCAATCAAGTCAATCATCAAACTGTTCACAGTGTTGGTGATCTCATTGCGTGTGATTTGATCATTGGGTTCAAACAAATACAGTTTGCCAATCTCTTCCAAACGTCCACGCAAGAAACAGATCAGTCGTGCAACGTTGATACGATCCAGTGCTGTTGTGGCACCTTGACGTGTTTTGTTACCAAAGTTGGTAATACCAATACCTGGAATAAAGGTAATTGGATTGATGTTGTTTTGATACAGAACATCACGCAGGCCTTGGCTCACAGCAATTTGCACAAACTCGCCTGTTGCACTGTTGATATAGCCAATTGCTGTGGCATTGTCAACAACACCGCGGCGTGTGCCAGCAGGTGCCAACCATGGATAGCTCACTGCATCACTGCGCAAGATTGTGCGCATCATCATGTGACTTGGTGCTGTTACAACTGTGTTGCCTGACAAGTCTGTGGTCTGGCAGCTGGGATAGAACACAGCAGCATAAGCACTACCAATGGTCAAACCATCACCAGTTGACAATCCAAGTCCGCCGTTGTCTGTGGCATAAGTTGCAAGATCTGTGCCGTTGCCTGCCAGGCGCATTGGTGTATCGCCTACAACAAACAATGTGTTGGCACGTTCGTTGCTAAGTGCTACCATGTTAACAGCCAATTCGGGATATGCAGGAGTAGCAATCAAATTGAATTGATTTTGTTCTTCTCTTGCTGCCAAGCTGGTATCAATACCTGATTTCAATGCAGCCACGACCAATGCACGTTGTGCCTGGCGACCTGAATACATTGAACCATCAGCTTTGTTACCGCTTGCGGTTACCCAGGTATAACTGTAATTGGGCAAGTTGGCATTGTTGGTAGGTGCTGCAGGATTGTATGCGCCAGCATCAGGATAGTTGGCTGTGGTAAAGTAGTTGGTAGTAAATGCTTTTACATTGTAACCTGAACGACGTGTGTTCCACAACAGCATACCTTGGGGATACAATGCAGGATCTGGTGCATCCAAGTCCAGGTGATCACTGGTCAACAAACTTTCGATTGTTGGCAACGCATCTGTCACAGGATTGGTAGCGCCACTGGTGCTCCAACGTGCATCTGCAAACAACACACCATTTTGTGTGGTTTGATCTGTGGTATCAATTGCCACCCATTGATCAGTGCCACTCACTGATTGCCAGCGATACAATCTAGGATAGTTTTCCAAATCACTGGTATCAACCCACAAATCACCGTATACCAATGGACTTTCTGCAGCATTGTTTTGTGTGAGAGGCGCAGTTGCTGCCACGATCGGACCTGACGCATTGGTCAGGGTCAAGTCAAATCCACGTGTGTCATTGGTAACGTTTTGATAACCTTGCCAAATACCATTGTCTTGGATCATGATATCAACATCGCTCACACTGCTGTAATACCAGTAACGGCCGTCAGTAGGATTTTGATCTGGAGCTGTTGTGCTGGCTGTGTATGTAAATTCAGGATCAGTTACCCAGTTACTCAATACCAATTGTCCAGCGGTGGTGTTGCTGGCGTGAACATATTGTGTTGTGGTCAAAAATCCAGCAGTGGTAATTGGAGTGCCAGTGAGATTGGTTACCAGCATAGTTCCACCTTGACTGTGTGTAAACACAATAGCACCTGCGCTGTTTACACTTGCGCTGACATAAGGAATGTTGGCTGCACTAACTGAACTGACAAATGCACTTGGTGTGGTTCCAGTCAATGTCACTGTGTAGTTGGTAAATGTTGATGAACCTGCTACTGATGCACTCAATTGGAATGAATTACCATTGACAAATGTTGGATTCAACACATCACCTGTGACCACTGTTGCGCCTAGTGCAGCTCTTTCAAAGATCTGGAATGAACTTGAAGGGTTGTAAGTGTAAGCCGAAGCATTATACACTGTGTAAGTTGTGCCGATAGGAATGTTTTTGCCACCACCTGAAGGATCAAGCGCATAGTTGGCAGCAGCATCGTTGGCATATGGAGCCACTGTTTGTGTAATCCAAGTGGCCAGTGCTGCACTGTATTGTTTGATTTTCAAACTCAGACCATTGTTGGCCGAGCTGAGATTTTGCCATACACTGCCTGTGGGGCGTGGGCTGGTATCAGTAGTTCTCCAACGTGGAGCCTGATAACTGTAGCCTGGAAAATACTCAGGAGTCAAATATTCGATGGCTTCGATGCCCAGTGCGGCCAGCAATGCTACACCGTTGTTGGGTCCAGGAGTAATACTAACAATACCGCCATCGGCAGTTGATCCGTCGTTTGTGGCAGTTGAATCTGCATAGAATGTCAACTTGCCATCAACTACTTCAGTATAAAACCCGTATGTGCCATATGGCAACGCAGCATTGATTGCAGTGCTGAATGCACTCACTGTCTGACCAGCTGGCACTGCTACCAATTGGCCATTGATATACATGTTGTAACCAAAAGTGCCGGCTAGACTAGGGTTGCTGACTGAACCTTGAAGTGTGGGCCATGAAAGTTTCCAGTCATCGCTGCCCACATACACCCAGACATTGTCCATGTTTTTATACCAGCCGCCGTTGCCAAGAGCCACTGCGGTCACAGCATAATCGCCAATGGTGCCAATTGTAGTAAGTGGAGTATAGTTGCCACCAGCATAGTTTACCACATCTGCTGTGTCTGTGATCACAATGGGGACATAATTTGTAAATTCGCCAGTGGTTTGATTCCACTGAAACACCCCCCAGGTGCTGGTGCTGGTATCTAACCAGTATGTGCCATTGGCAGGATCGCCTGTGGGGCGACTCAAACTTGCAGATAATTCTGTTAGGTCAATATCAACACGCTGAACATAAGCACGGTTTGTGACCCCCAATGAACTATACGCTGCCAACAAACCATATTCGTTGAGTTCGTAACCATTGATTGGTGTTCCAGTTGTGGTGTTGTAAAAGAATGGCACACCAAATGTGGCTGCCAAATCACGCTGACTGGTAATGAGATAAGTTTTGTTTGCATTGGCAGCGGTTGTGCCTGCTGCCACGCCTACACCGGCTGCGTCAGCTTTGTTCTGTGCTGTGGCAATTAAAAAATAAGGGACTGTGTTTACAGCAGAAGGGATATATTGACTTTCGTCAATTATTTGTACTTCTACGCCTGGTGATACTAGTGCCATGGTTGATTCCTTTTCAAGTTATTGATATTTATTGGCATACCCAAAAAAAGGTGTTTTACACCGCCCTTTGCCAAAGGTCCAGGTGCTAAATACCCAATGAGACCCATTTGTCAAGCCTGCAATCAACGCCCTTGTGCTGTGAACTATATCCGGGAAGATGTCACACACTACCGCAGCCGCTGTGAAACTTGCCAACGCCGGGGGCGAGGAATCAAGCCCAGAGAACCGCGTTGGAAATCAGCAGGCTACAAGAAAAAACCCGCATGTGATAGATGCGGGTTCAAGGCAAGATTTACTAGTCAGTTGTTAGTGTATCATGTGGATGGAGATCTCAACAACACAGCATTGAGAAACCTACGCACAGTATGCCGAAATTGTGTGGAAGAAATAGCCCGGACAGAAGTTACTTGGCGGGCGGGTGATCTTGAACCAGACGCTTGACCTGTTGATATAAATTGTCCAGTGTGCTATTGTTGTCCAGCACTACGTCAAACTGTGTGCCCACCCAACTTGTTTCACTAGCATGCACCCCCAGTTGATCTAATCGACGCCCACTCAATGCCCAGGTGCTGTTACCATTGGGTCCACGATTTACACTCACAGCCGCATCATACCACTCAGGTTCAGGCCCACGCACCACACGCACCACAATGCCTCCTGCTTGTTTAATTGCTTGGATCTCGTTGGGAAATCTGCAATCACTTATAACAACATCATCCTTTGAATTGCGTAGTTTGTTTTCCAGGCTGGCAATCCAGATGTCATCGTGAAAGTTTTTGCGGCATACTTCTGTGCCCCATTGTTGTAGAATAAAACGTGGAGTCAAGTGCGGTATGCCCAGTCGTTCAGCCCACCATGGATCCACTTGCTCACGCCATTCACGGGCCTGCTTTGTGCGGCCTTCCAGCATGGTTCTGTCCCAACCAAACACTTGTGACACAGCGTCTTTGAGTGTGTTGGCAAAACTTTCTCTGCGAAAGTGATGCAAATTCACAAGATAATCTGCAATGGTATCTTTGCCTGAGCCAATAAATCCACAAATTCCAATTATCATTTAAAATCCTGTAATGTCGTCTCGTGTGTTAACCGCATTGATAATGTCATACCCAGTGGCTTTTTTAAAATTGTCCTTGGTATTTAACACTACATTTTCAAACTGATGATAGTTGTGCTCGACCATATTTTTCACTCGAGTCCGGTCAAAGTTGCCATTCAACCACTGCTTGACATGCTCAATCACAGTGTTCAATCTTTCAATAGGGTCTAATATGTTGTCATATGACGGTGTGTCAAACATGTTATCAAAAGTTTCAAACCCCAGGGTCTTTAAATATTGACAACTATTAATATCACCAGCAATGACAAAAGGTTGATTGTTGAGTATGGTCAAATACGTTTTCTCAGACAGCCAAGGTGGTGTGTAATTCATGCCTGTTTCAGCAATCAACCGAAACAATGAATTGCTATACATTTCATGATCATAAGGTATACCACCATAGTGTATGTCATGGACTTGCATGGTGGGTGTCACATTGTCCGGAGATTGTTGATACTTGTTTATAAATTCAACAAATTCAGCATCTGACAGTTCAGGCAACACATTTTTAGTCTGTTGCCACATGCCTTGATGCATGAAAAAACTGTAATTGCACTGTTTGAGTAAATCTTGTTGATGCAGTTTATACAGCAAGCCAGCACGATTTATTTTGTGAGGTTTTCCAGTCAAAAACAAATAATGGTCAGCGTCTGGATTCCAGGTTAAATTAATTTTGCTTTTGTGTCTGACCACAATTTCCTGATGAGACCGCAAAAGACAAAAATCAACGAACACCACTTGATTTTGCAGTTGCTGCCAACTGATATTATCTTTGGCCCAGGTGGTTGTAACCCAGGTGGTAGGAATACCGCGAGAGTAAAAATATTCATCAACTGTTTTGCAGTAATCTGAACACTCATAAGTTTCCCACAACACAGTCAAAAAAACATGTGTGGGTTTTTTAGCAACAATTTTGTTGCAAAATATTTCTACCGCGGTGTCAGAGCAACTGTTGAACAAAAATTCAGCAGATCGAGAAATGATCATGCTAGTTCAGTTATGTTTAAATGTTGCAGAGTTGCTTGTAACAAATCAATTTGTCTGCGACAGTCTTCCAGCGCATGGTGACTGGTAGCAGGCTTGGGCAACCCTGGCCACAAACTATACACTGTTCGTGCATCACGAATCTTGTAATACTGCCAAGGCAGGGGTTTGTGATAACTCTTGTAGGCATGCTCCAGGATGTTGGCATCGTATGTGGGACCATTCATCCAGATACGATTGCACTTCCAGCATAACCGGTGTAATTCATCCAGTGCTTGATCTAGCGGAATTCGCCCATCTTCAGCAAAGGCTTCTTGTTGGGCTTCTTTTTGTGTAGCCCACCAGTTTATAGTGCCTTGTTCAATGGTACGATTCTCTTGGCTTTCAAGATCTACTCGAGCATAGTATTTGTGTTCGTAGTAACCTGTGCCCAGCGGATCAAATGCCTGAGCCGCAATGGTCAGTATTGTTGCTTCAGGGCCAGTGGCCAAACCTTCAATGTCGATCATTAAGTCCATACCGCATTATAGCATGAAATTTAAAAGAAAGTACGAGCAGTTTAGCCAATAACAAATGTAAGTGGTTGTGACCCATCCACATACATTTTGAGTTGCTCAATTAGGCCATCCATTTGGGTCTGTGCTTCTGACTTCATGGCAGCACCGTTTAGACTACCGCCACCTTGTGGTCCAGCTATGGTGCCAAATTTCTCACGTGCCTCGCCAATGATCATTTTGCAATTGGCCACCATGTAGTCTCGTATCCACTGACTGATTTGAAAGTCATTCAACAAGTTAAATTCGGGTTTTAAGTTATAACTCCACAGCAACACAGTTTCGCCTGACCCTTTGGGATCACGAATCAGTTGCAATTTCTTTGTGACAGGATTCCATGTGTAGTTCATGTATGCACCAAACATGCGTCCAGCCAATTCAATATACTGACTGTAGAAGTCATAGGTAGCAAGGCCGCCCGCCACGTTGAAGTTCATGAGGTAAACGTTGATTGACGCTTGTGCAAATGGATCAAAGTTTGATGCAAACGGTCCTGAGCTATCGCCAAAAGTTCTACGGAAGATTTGGCGCACACTAATGACTTCTTGGGGCAGCTCGTAGATGTTGACATCTGTGACCAACTGCATAAAACTGTAGCTTTCTTCATAGGCATTGTTGGCTCGCTGGCGATAAGTGCCAATGGTTTTTTGATAGGCTGCTTCGTAGTGTGAAGGATCTAGTTCTAGGTCAATGATGTCGCCGCCCAATTGAAGTTTGACATATTCAATTAAGTTTTGCTTTAGTGTGGGCAGTGATTGTTGTTGCTGTTCTGGCATCTGGAACTCCGGTTCCTGTATTTATTGCGATTCCTGCAGTTCTTTTGCTCTAATTTGATTTATGGGGATGGTTTTATTTTTAAGAGTAGCATGAATTTGCCGGTATTTCATGTCATTAGGACCAGGGCAAAACTTGCA